GGACCATCATTACCCATTGCTTCAGCAGCTTTAGCATATGATTCAAAAGCCGCCATTTTCTTAGAAGCTTTGTAAGCCAAGTCAGGCTTCATTGCTGCTTCGACATTACGTGGTTCTGTAGTTAGTTTCCAGAACATATCACCGGCATACGCACTAGCTTTTTGAAACGTATCAGTTAAGCCACCATAGGCATAGTGAGCACGCCGAAGCATGTACATATCACCTGATAAAATAGCTCCACCAAACATACCAATAGGCTGTGCAACAAGACCACCAACGTTACCAAACGCAGCTTTAATAGGTGTACCTAATGCACTAAGCCATGAGTTCATGACATTAGCCCAGCCCGCCTGTACAATCAGGTTAGGGATTTCAGGGTTACGATCCCAAATACCTTTTTCAAGGTTAGTGAATGAATGAGCAAACTCTTTGTTGAGTTTCATCATTGAGTCTACTTTACCGTTAGTTGCATCATACATCTCATACATTGGCTTAAGCATGTATGGATATTCTTTTGCAATGTTTCGGTAGTTAGTTGCAAACTGTTTAGCTTCAGGAATCACGTTCTCCAGCATTGCCTTGCGAGCACCTTCTTCGGAGTTCTTCCAACGTTGAAGTCCTTCCATGTCATTGTTAGCAAACATGGTCTTAATCCGTTCCCAATTATTAGGGTTCAGTGAGCCTTGTTTACGTTCCCAATCGAATGTATTCTTAAGAACGTGCAGCATTTCGAGACGGTCAAACATCTCTTCAATGACATTCTCATAAGCTTCAGTCCCTAGGCTTTCAATGGAAGTTTGAGCTAAGTCAGCTACCTGTCCAGCAAGTGATTGTTGAGTAACAGCACTAGCTTGGTAGTTTTGAAGACCAGCAATCTTCTTCATGTACTTATTGATAGCCTTACCAGCGGCATCAGAAGCAGCTTGACGTCCTGCAACCGTACCAAACTCAGTAAGAATCTTAGAAAGGAATCCTGAGTCAGCTGCTGGATCCATGATAGATTCAGCTAGGTTTGTTGTAGCCTTGCTAATATCTTCAAATTTTATTTTAGTAGCACCATCCCCTGCGATGTAGTCCCATTTACCAGCTTGTCTCATCTGGTCAACAACCTGATCCATCAGCCAACCACGTTTAAGGTTGTCCTCATCAAGACCAAATTTCAATGCAGTGGAGCTGATAAAGTTACCAACCCTACCCCATTGTGTGTCAATGTTCTTAGCAATCTGTGCAACGTTGGTCATCGCACCAGCCACACCGTTCTGATCTAGACTACGTTGTCCTAGTTCAGCAACAGTCCACATATCATGGACACCTTTAACCGGTTTAATAAACGGTGCATCAGGATCAAGTTTTGAAAGGTTATATGCACCAACGTCATCGATGTTCTTACTTGCTTGTTCAGCAGCATCACCAATCAGTTTAAGAGACAACTCTTTGGAAGACATCTTATACTGAAATTTAGTCGCATCCCAGAAAGCACCAACTTTTTCACCCCGTGGAGCGAGTCGTGCAAAGTCAGCAGACTTGTAAGCAGCTTTTAGCAGTCGTGCTGTAGAACCAATAAGCTCTACACCAACGTTAAGACCACCACCTTCCATACGGTTTTTATGGCGGCGAGTATCAGCACTATCAGCACTAGATGTAGCCAACCAGTTAGGAATCCAAGTGGTTTGTTTTGGCCACCACTTTTTAAGACTACCTGAAAGGTTGTCATCCTCACCTTGTTGGTAAGAAGTTTCATCTACGTAGACACCAATGCCTACATCCAGACCAAGGTTAGCAAACATTTGGAATGCTTTGTCGTTGCCAAGAGCTCGGAGGTTTTTACCACCTACACCCCTAGCTTGCAAACCTTTTATTCCACCTTTAGCACCTCTAGTGTAAGCAATGATAGGAGCAAGCAATGCCGTGACATCACGTAGTGCATCCTGTAGTTCACTGTTTGCATTAGGAGCACGGGGAATCTCAGGGTAACCCCAGATGTGTGCTTTAGAATTAATCTCTGAGGTGAACCAATCGCTCATACCTTTTACAGGCCCGTCTAAGGCATCTGCAATGGGCTTGAGAGGGCTTCCGACCTTCGGATCCTGGATTGTACCAGGAGCATATCCCGAAGGTTCGTAGCGTCCCTGCTCGCGTGTAGGACCGATGATCTCACCATCGCGAAGACGCATGGTGCCGTCTTCATTTGTAGAACGGTAGTTAAACGATTCTGGATCTTCTGACCCAGGGAAATTTTCTTCAAAAGAGTCTCCCGTAGGAGCTTCAGTATCTTGTTGAGGAGAGTCAGCTTTACTTTGAATTTCTGATGCCTTAGCACCAATATCAGATTCCCGCTTTAGGCGTTCAATCTCTTCATCACGAGAGGCTTGTATTTCCTCTGGTGTAAGCTCCTCTTCCTCATTAAAATACTCACGTGAAAGTGACATAGTTTTAAATCATACCTTGTGAGGCTATTGCATTTAACACACGTTGTGTTTCTTCATTACTTACAGTAGCTTTATTTCTCCCTACACCTTTATAGAATGAGTCGCCAGGTTTAAGATCTACCTTAGGATACTGACCATAAGTTCCTCGCTTAATGTAGGTAGGAACAGGAATCCCAGCCCAAACTTGTGATAATAGAATTTGAGTTTGTTGTGGGTTAGTCCGTGCTAATTGTTCTGTAATCCCTTTGTCTCTCAACGTAACCATGAAAATTTTACCTTGGTTTTCTACGCTGTAGACGTCAGTGTCAGGATTGAGTCCTGCTTTACGTGCTCGTTCAACAAGGAATTCAGGCATGTTTTGGAACTGACCAACAGCACCAGTTGCTCGACGTGCTACTTCAGTAATAGGAGTAATCTCGGCGTCTGGGAAGGTAGTTCCTGGATACATAGAATCAGGACGTGGAGCTTCAGCACCACCAATTAAAGGTGCCAAAGACTGTGCCCATGGTTCAATACCAGCAGTGCTGACAGTGCTTACCTTACGATACGTAGGATTCAAGTTGGCTCCACTGTTCATCACAGCAGGGTCAGCGAATGATGCACGGTTTTTAACAAGGTTATCAAGATTAACTTGTTGTGCATCAGTTAGTTTAAGTTGTCCATCTACAATCTTAGGAGGTTCACCTAGCAGGCTAGCAAAGATATAATCTTCACGAGCTTCACCAGTTAGACCACCTTGTTCAGCAGTAGCAGACAGTTGTTGGATGTTTGTGGAAAGTTTAGCATAGTCTAGAGAGAAGTTCTTGTTACTCATGTGAGCATATGCAAGCACTGCTCCCTCAGGCAAGCCACTTTCCTGGGCTACTTTGACAATCTGCTCTCGTGCAGGATCTGGGGCACGCCAAGACTGGAGACCAGTATTAGCATTGTAGCCAGCTTTAGAGATATCATATGATGTCCTTGCTTTATCAACGTCTTTTAAAAATTGGTTAAATGCATCATCTGGAATCTGTGTGCTCTCACGGAACCGAGCCATAGAAGCTGGCATTGGAACAGGAGGCAGTTTCAGACGATCACGGAATAGATTGGTGAGCTCATAGGTAGTCATGTTAGGATCCCGATCAGCCAGCATCTTGATCATCGGATCAAAATTACCATTAACAGGGTCCACTTGCCATGCTGCAATCCGCTCATCAGTAATAAAAGAACCAGGTACACTATAGTCTGTACCATACTTCTGCATATCAGCCTCTACTTTAGCTTTAGCAGCAGCGTGTTTAGCATCCTGTTCTTTATATGTCTTAAGGCTTTCAAGCTTGAAATTAGGGAAATCATTTTGCATGCCAGGTGCTAAGTAACCCCTTGTTTCACCTTCAGCAAATCCCTCTTTATCAGCAGCATTAATAGCAACTTCATCTAGAGCTCGTTCCATAGCTGTTTGCTTGTCTAAACCCATCTCCAGCATGTATTTAATTGCTATAGGGCGTGCTCTATTTTGTAGAACAGCTGCGACTCTTTCGACACCTTCATTTGTTCCAGGAGAATCAGGACCAATTTGAGCAACACCTCTAGCTTTCAATAAAGAGTGTTCTTCCAGCCACTTCATGGATTTGTCATCACCAAGCAGTTTGTCGTTACGTTCAGCATAACGCTTCATTTCTGCGTATCTAGGGTGTGCTGTTAGATTAACACTGTTTAAATACTCCATCCCGAACTTACCATTAATGAAGTCAGGTAGAACATTATTACCTTGTTGGGTCAGGTTTTTACCACCTTCACTGTACTGCAGCCATGCATTTTCAATCTCTTGACTAGGAGTAGAGCTATGGGTAATTGCCATATACTTCTCCTGCATCTGCTGCTTTTCTTCAAACGTGGTAACGTTAGTATTACCTTGTGCACGAGCTTCAGCAACCTCTTTAATCATGTCAACAGACTGTTTTACAAAAGCATTGCCATCAGCAGTACGTTGAGTTATAAGTGCACTGTTGTCATCCTTAAGGTACTGTGTGTGAGCACGCTTAACCTTACCCATTAAGCCACCTCTAGCAGCCGGATCATTCATAGGCTTGCCAGTAACCGGATCAATGCTGCGTGCAAACAGAGCTTCAATTTGTGCAGGTCCACCTAAGCTACCAGATTTACCTAAGGCTACTAATTGGTCTTCAACTTTTTTCCACCTTTCTACTGGTGATAAAGCTTGGACTTGTCCATTTACAAGTTTAGGAACAGTACCCGTGGCATCATAGAGATCAACAACTGAACCTTTACCAGATCTAAAATTCTGTGTAAAAGAATAGAGTGCTTGAGAAAAGCTATTCTGTCCAGAGTTTACTGTGTCAACATTAACCTTAGCTTTCTTCCATTTAGCAAGCTGCGTACGGACACCATTTTGACCACCGTAAAAGTAGTCTTCCATCATCATGGGATTGATTCCTTCAAACCCAAGCTCTGTTAAATGGTCAGCAATGATCTTATGACCCATTGCACCAGTAGCAGCTTCACCTGTTACTTGGTTGTAAGGGATAGGATCTTGACCAGGTAACGTTAGGAATTTATCTGAACGTTGTACTTGCTCTGCTAAAACGTTTTGGAAGTTATCACGCTCCAACTGGAGCATACTAGAGATCAATGAGAATTGATACTCCGGTGAGCCCTTCCTGAACATATCAGCAACTTCTAGATTCCTAGTTTCCTGGAATGCTAGGTTAGCTGCTAATTGCTGGGATTTACCATCTGCAAGTGCTTGGTCTCTGAGTTGAATGTACCGTTCTAAACGCTCACCTTCAAATTGAGATGGGTCTTGTAAAGACAAGACATCCATCTGTCCTTTCAATGCTTCACGTTTTTGAGCACCACCTAACTCACGAATAGCCAGGTCAAACAGTTTATTAGAAAAAGGAATCAGCTCTTTTAAATTAAACTCAGTCTGCCTTCGATCTCCTGCAGCACTTTTTTCAAAACGAATCTTATCGTTTTCACTCTGTATTTTTGCATTTTGTTGCCTTACAGTTTCAGCGTACTGATCCTGCTGGCGTGTACGTTGGAACTCTTGTCTGATTAGAGAACCAATATCGGGAGCAGCTAGTGGACCATTACCTAGATCGTAATCTGTTGATGATGGTTTATACTGCCGCTGTTCTTCAAATCTTTTCATTAGCTAAGTTTAAAACTAGTTGACATCGGAGCAGCACCATACATAGCTGTGACACCATCAATCAGGGCTGAGGTTGTATCCATAAACAACGTATTGGTAGGAGGTTCCACATGCTCAGGACGCTGGAATTCTGGCAGTCCAGGAGGACCACCTAATGTAGGCAAGATAGCAGCACGTTGTCCAATCTTATACTTCTCATGAGCAAACCGTTTGTTGTCAATATCACTCTGCTTATCAAAGGCATCAACAGTTCCAATCAGTTCACGAGCAGCAATTGCTTGGTTACGACCTAGTTGAGCTGCGTTCTGCACAGCACCACGTCCTGCTGTAACACCAGTTCTACCAGAGGCAGCAGCAAATCCAGATGATTGCATGTAGCGAACCACCTGGTCTTGCTGTCTAAACGCTTCTGCTGCGAAGACTTCATTCAGTTTTTGCTGACGTTGAACATATACATCACCGGCATAATCATCTAAGAATGCTGCATCAGCCAGAGACTGGTCAATCATTGCAGACCACTGTTGTTCAGTGCTCTTAATGTCAGCCAGATAATTACCGATTGTTAGTTTATAATTCTCAGCAATCCGGCGATTAGCTCGGTCAGCAGCTTTTCTAGCCCTGCCTTTAGCTTTTTTAAAGTTGTGTTGTTTTTGGTTGTGTTTTAAAAGACCGCCAATTAAACCTTTACCGAAGGTTAGAGCGCCTATGCCAGCAGATAAGCCACTAATCTTCTTATTCATTGTGGCTGAGCCTGAGAGGCCGCCACTACCACCGCCAGCTTGAGCACTACGTGCATAGTCAGCGGAGCTTGTTCCTCCTCCACTCATAGTTACGCTCTCCTATAATTCTTGTTGGTATATTCTCCTTCCCAAGTCATAGAAATAAGAGTAACTGGCAGGGGATAAGAAGATTTAAGATGTAAATCCACATTAGTGTTTCGGTCATAGCACGCGACTACGGTTTCATCTACTTCACCGATAGCAATATCGTCCGCTAGATAAGAGTCAAACGTCTTTGCTTCATGTGTGGTTGAGAAAGTATCTCGATATTTACGAGCAAGTTCCATTTGGAAAGTACCCGTAGAGTTAGTATTAACTTTAAAACGATGGATAATTAGACTACCTTGTACATCAGATTTAGCTGCATCACCACTACCTTTAGTAGGATAGATAACAGGGAACTGTACATCCATCTCATATGCATAGCCTACGAATAGACTTTGCTCAGTAATGGTTAGTGTGCAGGTAGCAGTGCTATTAACAGCAGCTGGAGTACCACTTGGGTGAGCGGGACTTACCTGGATAGTAACCACATCACCTGTGGTATACCCTGAACCAGGGTTAACAATCTGTACTTTTGTTAGATTACCATCTACATCCACCTCACCAGCAAGCAGCAAGCCTGTACCTGTACCACCTGTAGTACCAAGACCAACAAACTTACCAGTGCTTAGGTTAGGGCCAACAGCAGCGTTAGTGATTGCAATATCGGTTTGCTCATCCCATCGTCCACGCAAGGTGACAGTTTGGAAGTTAGTGCCATCAATTGTATTAATGCGAGCAGGAGTACCACCGGCTGATACAAGATCAACAGCAAGACCATCAGCTCCATCTCCAAGTTGGAATACAGTTAGACCAGTTGCAAATGTGGTTGCATTAAATTTAGTTTGATCGTAAGTCCAAGGTAGAGTAAACGTAGTAGTATCAGTGCCGGCATCATAAGTTAGATCAGCACTGGGTATTTCACGTTTGTTATCAAGGTACGTAATAATACCTTGGGTAGCGTTGTTAACTGTAACAGTACCATCGTTTTGTTTCAGCTCCATCTTTTGGATGGTAACGATATTAACGTCAGGGTTAGGAGTAGTGTCTAAGTTACGTATAACGGCCCAGTAGGTGTCTCGAATAATGGTGTGGTAGATCACATCTCCAGTCATTCTAAGCTTGAACCAGGCGGACTGTAGGCGCCTCTCCGTGGTGTTGTAGTATCGATACCCGAAGATATCTCTAGATCCAGAAGCTGCAGTTAGTACAATAGTATTGTTTTTAGATGTAGCAATCCGGTTAATACCAGTTGGATATAGGTTAGATATAATTTTACTTTGTTCAATAACTTCAGGCTGTCCCTCTCTAGGAGGATTAGACATTTCATATAGCCGGGTGTTACTACCTTCATCATTCAAAAATCCAATGGTAGTACCAAGCGAGAAAGGGCTAACGTCTTCATTGTAGTTGAAGGAAGACACAAAGTTAATCTTAGCTGTCTCAGGTGACAGCACATCATTATCAGTAGTCAGCATGAACTGCTCAGTACGACTGAACAGGACCAGACCGGTGTTAACTTCAATAGAGTCGAACAGAGTAGCTGGGTTAGGAGACGCAGCTGACAGGTCGATAGGATCTCGTGCAGTAATAGCTAGTGCAGTAGAGACAAAGAAGTTAAAGAAGTCACCAGGGCGACTGAGGATTAGGTTCTGGTTAGATAGGATTCCAAGCCTGTTTCTAAACAGAGTGATGTTGTTAATTGTAGCACCAATAAATGAGGGTGTTGGGTTAGTAAGAGTATCACCAACCTGTCGCTCATCATACTGAGTAGGGCACACTAGAAATGAACCATCACTTTGACGGAACATAATATGTGGCATGGTGTCCACATTGATCGTGGTTTCTACACCAGGTTCACGCCACTCTTCCCACGTACCTTGACCATCAGTATTGTTGGCACCATTAAATCGTACATAGTAATCATCTTCTTCACTACCACTGTTTGCAACTTTAACACGGTAGTGATGATGACACTGATCAGGCAGCAAGGTAATGTCTTGTACTTCATCAGTGAAGACATTCATCAACTGTCGTTCAGGGGTTTCTAGTGAAAATATACCACCAGCAGTGGCAGTAATGTGTAGGCCGTTACCAATTTTAGTTGCACTAAAGTTAGGTTCAGCATCTACTTTAGTTTTTAAATCATCAAGAATACCCTCAACAGTTGCGTTTGTTGAGTTGGTTTGAGCTGAAATAATTTCAGTTTCAACACCACCTTGGGTAATATTAAACTGGTATATCTGACTAAATGCTAAAACTGTCACTTCCATAAAACCTTCAGCTTCTGCGGCTGGTTCAGTAGCTCCAGTCATAGCCGTTACTGTGTCCCTGTTGACAAACGCAGTGGTGTCATTAACAGTCAGTGATTTAATACGCTTACTATCAGTGTGAATTAGATAACCACATTCAGTGTCAGCAGTAGTAGGTGCAATAGTACCGGCAGTATTGAGGTCAACAATTGAGTGAGCAACATCATCATATTTGACGTTACATTGCTCACCAGCTAACCCAGTAAAGTAGGTAATCTGTGCACCAGCAAAACCAGTGATAGTAAGAACATCACCATGCTCATAAGCATTAGCAGCAGGATCACCTACACGGTTAATCTCAACAAATGAAATTAGACCAGCGGCATTAACCGTAACATTAACAGTCAGTCCAGTTGCAGCACCATCAGTGGTGTTAGTGGTAGCAATGTTAGTTGATGAACCAGGTGTAAAACCAGATCCATGATTAGTAACTACAACGTATTCACGTGATTGAACTTTTGCAGTACCTGCATTATTATTGTAAGTACGCAGTGGTGCATCGACAACACGGAATACATCTATTTGTCCACTACGGTTATTTGTAGTTGTTGTAGGACGGACAGCACCAATATATTGTTCATTAGGATCACGATAAATGTCAAACCAATGACCCAGGTGTGTATTAGCTCCAATATCTTCACGTAGAAATTCACATCCTGGACGCTTACCCAGCATCCTGGTGACGTCAGGCAGAGCGTTTACACAATCTTTAACCTGACCCGAAAGTTTAAGTTGGTCAGGTTGTTCTGAGATACCCGCAACATAGCTCGGGATTGTTTGACTAATAGAACTCATCGCTGCAATGCATCAGTAGGAGAGAAAGAATGCCACACAGTTCCATCAGGCCAACCCATCATGCTGTAGTCACCCTGGTTGCACTCATACTCCATGCAATACGATTGGGCTCGAACCTCATTCTGTTGTAGCATCTGGACTAGTTGTGGGTTAGAGACAAGCTGTGCTGCTGCACGAGTGGCTGCTCTGTAGATAACTAGACGTTTAAAAGGTTGAGGTAGATTAGTAAACTCTAGAAGGTAGACATAATCAAGATTAATAGAACCGTCATTATTTACTAGACCTTTAGCTTTAGTAAACTCATTGGTGTGTTGCACCTTATCATACAGTTTACCATCTTTGATAATGACATTGACATTACGGTTAGCAAAGTCACCTGACAAATCAACCTGCAACACATCATCAGTAATTAAGATCTGATTATTAGCGTCAGGTGTCTTGGTAACATGTGTCTCAGTGTTGAATGACCAACCCTCACTCTGTACATCTCGGTTACATTCTTGCAACAGTTGATAGATGTAGGAGATCTCAGGGTTAGCAAAATCAAGTGTAGTAATAGGTGCTTGACCGATCGCTCCCAGCACTTGATTGACTGCGGATAGTTCGGTATCGGTCTTAAATGTGGAAGAAGAAGCGGTCATAGTTATAAAGAAAAAAGGGGAGCCATAAGACTCCCCAGTATAATCAGGCGGTTCGGTCGATAACAGGGGTATCGGCTTCAACACCAGCATAAGCAGTACGGAAACCCTGAGTCACAGAAAAGACTTCAGAGCGGTTACCGCTAGTAGTAGCAGAACCATTAAAGGTGCCACCTTGAGTGCGTGCAACGGAGTGACGAATAGCTTCATCAAAGCCTTCACTCTTTTTGTTACCTGCATTCAGCGTACCAGTAACATTACCGTAGTCAGCACCCAGACCAGCAGCCAAGGTACCAGCTACGCCATTGTCACCAGCAGCAACAGTTACGTTTTCAGGCATTGTATTAATTAATTAAGGTCAGTTAGTAGCGCCGATCGAAGATCCGTCAGCAGCTTTACCTTGTACACCACCAGACACAGTACGGCCAATCTCGATAGGAGACGGGGGGTTCAGTGTAAGGCTTTCAATGAATGCACCAGGAAGCACAGCGTTGGACTGTGTAACGAGTCGGCTAGTTCCAGGGGTAATAGCCATGTTAATCTCCTAAATCAGGTAGCTTGCAGTTCGATAGCAGCAGCAGGGTTCAGAGTGCCACAGCCCATAGCCATACGCCCGACGACAAGATCGCCTTGGTACATCGTTTTGATGTCCGAACCGGAGGTTTGGATCGAAGGACCCATAGCTTCGACGCAAGCAGCAGCGTCACGGTAGTAGATCAGACCAGCGTGGCTGGAGAAATCACCACTGTAATCGTTGTTCTCACCTTGAGCGGTGGTCACAGTACCAGCCAGGAAAGGCAGGTTGTTGGAACGCTTGATGTCGATACCAGCAATGCTGTACACACCGGAACCAGCCTGCAGGTTAGTACCTTGGCTGTCGCGGTTCAAGATGTTGGTGTCTACTTGTGAAACCAACGCATAATACTGGCGAGGGGAGAGGACAGCGGTACGCCCGTTCTTAGGCATATTCTTTTCGTCAAGAATGGAAGCGGCTTCAAAGAAGGCGTCAACCAAAGCTTGAGCGTTGTACTCGTTGTTGTTACCCAGACGGATCACAGAACCACCAGGCTCAGGACCAGGAGCTGCAGTGATAGGATGAGCTTCACGTGCTGCCAGAGCAATCGTACGGAAGATCTTCTTATCGTATGCCTCAGCCAGAGCGTGACCGATCTTGGCAGAGATTTCACTCCTCAGGGAGTAATGAGCCAGAGTCTCATCGAGGTCATAGACAAATGCGCTGGAGATCAGCAGGTCATCCATGACGATGGTCTTCTCAGCGACGGGGAGACCACTACCCAGGCTGGCGGTGCCATCGTTAGAACCGAGAATCGG